AAGTAAATTATGTAGCAGAAAAAGCTTCTCACCTTGCAACTTCAATGATGTCTATGGGGTCTGTTGCTATTGACGCCAATGGTATCTGTGAAGTTCTCGACAACAACTCTTAAGAAAGGGGTTTAAAAAATGGCTTATAGCGCAAGCGGCTTAACTCGCATTGGTGGTGCATCAAATGCAAACTTGTGGTTTTACACAAGTGCGGATGCGATTGCTACTGTAAACACAGCAGGTTACTTTAACGATGCAGCAAATATGCTTGCTGTTCGTGACTTGATGATTGTTTGCGATACAAACACGCCAACAACTCACTTTGTTAATGTTCTTTCGAACACTGGCTCTGTAGTAGATGTTTCAGACGGCACTGCTGTTGTTGAAACAGATGGTGATTAATAAAGGAGTGGGGGGTTAACGCCCCCCATTTATATATATGGCAGTAACAAGCACTTCAGCAGACTCCCCTGTAGATGTATCTAGCAGGGCATTAATTTTGATAGGCGCAGAGCCTATTACTTCGTTTGACGATGGAAACAATGAAGCACTTGTTGCTTCTAATATGTATGAAGATGTTGCTAGATCATCACTTGTTAATACAAGGTGGAGATTTGCAACTAACCAAGCTGTTCTTAATAAATTATCTGATGCTCCTACTGGGAGATATGATTCAGCTTACCAGATACCAAGTGACTCATTAATGCTTCATGCAGTAACAGTAAATGATCACCCAATATTATATCAATCATATGGGGATAAAATATTTTGTGATGCTGGTTCTAATGACTCATTAATATTAGATTATACATTTAGAGTTGATGAGGAGTTTTGGCCTTCTTATTTTATAATAGCTGTAGAATATGCTTTAGCTAGTGTATTTGCAGTGGCTCTAGCAAGAGATGCAAGTCTTTCTCAATTAATGGAACAGAAAGGTTTGATGGCTATGGCTAAAGCTAGAGGTTTAGATTCACAACAACAAACAAATCGTACTCTAAACACATCGAGGTTTATAACTCAAAGGCGTAGTTGATGCAAAAAGTACGAGTACCTATTACTAACTTCCAGTTTGGCGAAGTAAGTCCTTCTTTATATTCAAGAACTGATTCTGATATCTACACTGCTTCTGCTCAACGAGTAGAGAATTTTTTTCTTAGAGCAGAGGGTGGAGTTATTAAACGTGCAGGATTAGAAAATATATATGAGTATGATACTACAATAGAAAGAACTACGTTTACTATTACTGTATCTGACTATGCTAATATAGCAGCAGGAACACAAATAAAATTTTCTGATGCGGATGGCAATTTATTTACTCTACAATCAGAAACAGCAGGAAGTGGTGCGCCTTCTTCTTCTTCTGGTAATATACATTTTTTCAGACCTAACACCTCAAACAATGTAACAGCAGATAATATTTTTACTGCTATTAATGCTATTGATGGTTTTACTGTAGCTAATCCAGCAGCGGCAGTTGTTACTGTAACAAGAGACAAGCCTAATGGCGGTACACATTTAGCAACAGAAAGCACAGATACTGGAAGGCTTACTGTTATAAACTTTAGTGGTGGCTCTAAGGTACAATCAAGACTATTACCTTTTATATTCTCTGATGATGAGCGATATATAATATCTTTAGAAAACGCTAAGCTAAGATGTTTTCAAATAAGCCCAACAACAGGTGCAGTATCTTTAGTAGCTACAGTAACAGCGGATACCGATAGTGCAGCTTTACCTTTTTCAGATGCCTTTATGCACGAATATACATTTGCCCAAGCAGGTGATGTTATGTTTATTTGTCATCCATTGTTTATGCCAAGGCAGTTAGTTAGAACAAGTCTTACTACATTTCAAGTAGAAGTGTTTGCATTTGATGTTAAGTCTGATTCTAAGTTAATTTACCAACCATATTTTTCTTTTCAATCTCTAGGTGTTACACTTGATCCTTCTAAAACCAGTGGTACTGGTGCTACATTAACTACTAGTGTTGCTTACTTTGACACTACAGGAACTCAATCTGGTGGTAATTATGCTAGCTCTTTACACGTTGGAGTTACTCTTAGATATCACAACTCAGAAATAGAGATTACCTCTGTGCAATCTTCTACTCAAGCAACAGGAACTATACTTGATTCTTTAGAGCAAACATTAGATGTAAATGCTTTTAGAACAACAGATGGTTCTGCTGAAGTTATTGTTACTCATGTTAAACATGGGCTATCAGTCAGTGACGTTGTTGTTGTTTCTAAAGCAGCAGCAGTAGGTAATATATCTTCTAGTAATCTTAATGGCTCAAGAACTATTACATCTATTGTTGACGATAATCATTATACTTTTGATGCAGGTGGGTCTGCAAATGCTAGTGTTGATGGAGGTGGTGCGCCAGTAATGACTACACACGCTGCTTCTGCTAATTGGTCAGAACAATCGTTTTCTGCTCTTAGAGGATTTCCTGCGGCTGTTACATTCCATGAAAACAGATTAGTTTTTGCTGGTACTATATCTCAACCAGATTCTATCTTTATGAGTAAGTCTGCTCAGTATTATAATTTTGATGTAGGTACAGCGGAAGACAATGACTCAATACAAATTACAGCAAGTATCGGTGAAATAAACCAAATACTACATTTAGTATCTAATCGTGATTTGCAAATATTTACAACTACATCTGAAATGTTTGTGCCTTCATTTCAAAACAAACCATTAACACCAACTACAACTACAGTTAAAAGACAAACGCCTTTTGGTAGTGCTTTTATTAAACCACAAGTAATTGATGGTGCTACTGTTTTTGTACAAAAAGGTGGAGCTATTGTCAGAGAGTATTTATTTACTGACTCAGAGTTAGCTTACTCAGCAGGTTCAGTATCTGCCTTATCTAGCCATCTTATTAAAGCTCCAAAAGAAATGAACATACTTTATGGTGCAATAGATAGGACAGAAAGTTATATATTTGTTGTAAATAATGATGGTACTCTTGCTGTATTTAATTCTAACAGAAATGAAAAGCGAGCAGGTTGGACAGAGTTTACTTGTCAAGGTAGATTTATGTCTACTGTAACTATAGATGACAGGGTATTTGCTAACATAGTTATTAACACTGGTGCAGGAACGCACACAATGTTTCTATGTGAATTCCAAGCAGCACTAAATACTGATGTGTCTAAAGTCTATACTGGTAGTGCAGGTGTGTTTGATGTGTCTGCTACTTACGCTAATGGTGCTGTTGTTGATGTAGTTAATGGCACAAACTATCTTGGTCAATTTACTGTAGCAGGTGGTAATGTAGATGTTTCTGCTGTTGAGTTAGCTACTGTAGCAGAGATAGGATTAAAGTTTGATGTTAATTTAATAACAAATCCAATAGATATGGTATCACAAAGTGGGCCAGTTACAGGCGAACCAAGGAGTTTAGCTAGTGTAGTTGTTGACTTAAACACTACTCTATCTGTAAGTGTAAATGGAACTAATCTTTTAATTAGGCAAGTTACCGATGACTTTTCTTTGCAGCAACAACCAGTTACAGGCAAAAAAGAGTTTAGGTTACTTGGATACAATCGTGATCCACAGATCACAATAAGTCAATCAGCACCATTACCAATGCAGGTTAATGGTATAATAGCGGAGTTAGTATTCTAATGTGTGGTCCTTTAGCAATTTTAGCAAGTGCTGGAAGCACTATGATTCAAATGAGTGCCCAACAAAAGCAAGCAGAAGCGACTGCTAAAAATGAACGTAGGGTTGCTATGCAACAAAAAATTGATAGAGAAATGGGTAAAGTTCAAGCATTGCAAAGACAAAATCAACGTGTAGAAGAATACATTTCTGCTGAAAAATCTAATATGGCTGTGTTTTCTGCAAGTGGTGTTGATGTAGATAGCGCATCTCAAAAAGCTTTTGAAGAAGCTAATGCTATTACTGTTGGGGAAGATGTAAGGTCAATAGCTTTTCAAGCTGATATGCAATCTAAAACTAGAACTGTGCAAGCAGGTTTAGCAGAGCAACGAGCAACAAACGCTTTAAGCGCAGGATACACTAATATGATGGGAACTGCTCTCTCAGGCATTTATAATATAGCAAGCATACGACCTGCTGGTAGTAGTTTAAAAAATATAATAATTCCCCCCTTAGATTTTGGAGGAGGTTAAAATGGCTAGAATAACTAAACAAAAAAGATCCTACATAAATCAACCAATAGGTGTTACTACATTTGACACTGGTGAAACTGATTTATGGAAATCTGTTGCTGACACTGCTAGCCAGCTAAATCAAATAGCTTTAAAAGAAGGTGTTAAACAAGCAGAGCAATCTGGTCTTGATGCGGCTATGGCTCTTGATCAAGCTAAAATATTTGCTTTTAATCCAGAAACAGGTTCTCCAGAAGCATTAGATTCTAATTTAATAACTGGAGGTATTATTGCTAGAGATGCTTATAAAAGAACAATACAAGCTAGATTTAGAGACTCTATAGAATCAGAATTACAAAATAAAGCATTAGAATTAAAAATAAAATACCCTGCAAATGAAAATAATTTTCGTGAAGAAATGTCTAGGTATGTTGCTGAAATGCACGAAAACGCACAAGGCAAATGGAAAGAAACTATAAAAGTTGGTGGGGTAGCAATAATAAATTCTACTGCTCCGCTTATTGCACAAGAAAACATTAGAAGAGAAAACGCAAAAACTGGACAAGAACTAGTACAAAAAAGAGATGATTGGTTAAACATTCATTTACCAGCTCTTTTAAAAAATTATTCTGGTGTAGAGCTTAATGCAAGAATAGCTGTTGAAGTAGATGATTTAGAAAAACAATTTACAGATGCTGAAGATGTTAAATCTATATTAGCTAGTGGTTTTACAAACGAATTTAATGAATTAACTCTAACTATGATTGCGACAAACAAAGCTGTATTATTATTAAATAATCCTAAAAATAATATTCCAACAAATTCTACTGGAACACCTATAAGAAATGAAATTCTTCATGTATTAAAAGGTGGCTATGACGGAAATTTAAGTCCACAAGCAAAAAATATTATTACACAATTAAG